CCGCACAATTCAATGCAGCTCGAGCCACCAATCAGACTGCGGCGCTCAACCAGTATCTCTCATACGAACCCACCACGATGAGCCCGGACAAAATGTTGCTAATTGAGAGCGCAAACTATTCGGCGCTTGAAGCTGCCCGCCTCGGCAACGTACCGCCATACCTTGTCGGCGTGTCTACCGGGTCGTACTCGTATCAGTCAGCACAACAGGCCCGCGCCGACCTGTACATTTTCGGTGTCAAGTTGTACGCCGAAGCGATCGCCGCGACCCTGTCAATGGACAACGTGCTACCACGCGGCACCTATGTTGAATTCGACGCCGACGAATACCTTGAAGAAGAATACGCAGCCGACAAAATGGATGAACCATCCGAAGTCAACATTGAAGAAAACACGCAAGAGAGGATTGCAAACCGATGATCAAATTCCACGCTACCGACATCAGCATTATTGCCGGTAAGGGTGCAGGCCGACGCGAAATCAGCGGCGTCGCCGTACCGTACAACGTCAAAGCAACCGTCGCATCCGGTCAAGACGTCATCATCAAGCCAGGCGCCCTACCCGTTGAAGGCAAAGCACCGCGCCTGTTCATGTACCACGACAGCACAATGCCCGTCGGTGTCGTCACCGAACGCGTCGACAGCCCCGAAGGGATGCTGTTCACCGCCAAAATTTCGGCATCTAGCCAAGGCCAGGACGCCATGATCATGCTGTCCGAAGGCGTCATTGACCAGGTATCCATCGGCGTGACCCCGACCGACTTCAGCTACGACGACGACGGCACCATGATCGTCAAGGCTGCCGACTGGGTAGAGCTGTCGCTTGTCCCTGTCGGAGCATTTGGTGACGCAGCCGCCATCACCGAAGTCGCCGCAAGTATCCACCAACCCGAAGAAGAAATCGGCAATACTGAACAAGAGACCCCACAAGAGGAGACACCAGCAATGGAAAACGCACCAGTCGTCGAGGCCGCCGCAATCGAGGCCGCGATCCCAACCGCACCAATTCCGGCACAGCCCAAGCGCAAGTTCGACCTGCCAACCGCAGGCGAATACCTTGCCGCAATGCACATCGGTGGCGAAACGTTCCGCAACGTCGCAGCAGCCGCCCGCGACTTCGCACTTTCGCGTCAGTCGGCACTTCAGGCAGCCGCAGGTGACACCCTCACCACCGACACGCCTGGTTTGCTCCCAGTCCCAGTTCTTGGCCCTGTGTTTCAGGATCTGAACTACATCCGCCCAGTCGTCGCAGCAATCGGCGCTCGCGCCATGCCCGATGGTGGCAACCAAAAGACGTTCATCCGCCCAACGTGGACAACGCACCCGTCGGTTGCAACGCAGTCAACCGAATTGACGGGCGCATCGGCCACCACCCCGGTCATTGCATCCAACGTCATCAGCAAGACCACCCTCGCAGGTCAGGTCACGCTGTCGGTGCAGGACGTCGATTTCACCAGCCCGGCCGCAATGGAAATCATCCTGCGCGACCTCGCAGGCCAGTACCTGCTCGCATCCGACAACATCGCCGCAGACGCGATCACCTCGGGCGCATCAGCATCGGGATCCACTTGGACGTACAACACCACCGACCCGTCAACGCTTAGCGCCGCGATCTACGACGCAGCAGTCGACATTCTGACCGCCAGCAATTTCTTGCCTGACCACATCTTCGTGGCCCCTGGCGTGTGGAAGCTTCTCGGTCAGCAGCTCGACGCAGACAAGCGCCCGGTGTTCCCATACGCAGGCGCAGCAGGTCTTATGGGCGTCAACGCAATGGGCAGCGCAAACGTCACGCAACTCAACACGTTCAACCCGTTCGGCCTCAACCTCGTTGCAGACCGCAACTTTGCGGCCAACACAATGGTCGTCGCCAAGGGTTCTGCGATCGAGTTTTACGAGCAGGTACGCGGCCTCATGTCGGTCGAGGTGCCAAGCACCCTCGGACGCACGTTCTCGTACTACGGGTACGTCGCAACGTTCATCGCCGACAGCGACCTCGTCAAGTCCATCACCGTCAGCCCGTGATCTGAAAGGTAGGCCCACAAAATGGCCACCTACACGGTCACACACAAGTACTTGCTGGACGATTACGCCGTCCTACAGCTCCTCACCCCCTCCGAGGTAGTTGTAGGCGGCGCAATCACCGTCACAGGCGTCGACGCCACGTTCAACGGCTCATACACCGTTTACGCGCTTCCGCAATACCTGTACCTCGGCACCGACACCGAGGGCGACCTGATGTTTGACTACCAGGTACCGATCCAAAACCAGGTGCTGTACGCAAAGACCGCCAGCAACGTCGAACGCGTCGCATCCACCGGGTCGCTCGCATACACGCCCGTATGCACGTGGATCACCGCAACCAACATTGAGGATTGGCTGGGTATCGGCACCGCAACCGCAGGCGACGCAGCGTTCTTGACGCAATGCGCCGCAGCCGCCAACCAGTTCTGTTACCGACGCCGACAGGAAGCCGGATACATTGACAGCGTCAGCACCAGCCCATCGAGCGACGTCACCCTCGGAACGATCATGTACGGTGGTGCCCTGTACCGTCAGCGCGGGTCAATGGATCAGTTCGCATCGTTTGACGGCATGGCAACCGCCCCGGTTGTCGGCCTGTCCGGGATGGTGAAGCAGCTGTTGGGGATTGACCGCCCACAGGTGGCGTAATGCCCGTACCCGCATACACCGACTTGTTCAACGAGGCCATCGATGACCTGACGACAACCTTGCAAACCATCACAGGGCTACAAGTCGTCAACGATCCGCGCAACATCGTGCCCCCATGCGCGTTTATTGACGCACCATCGTGGGAAAGCTGGAACTACAACATCGTCAAGCTCACGTTTCCTGTCAAAGTGCTGACGCTCGGCCCCGCCAACCTCGATGCTCAGCGATCCCTGCTCAACATTTGCGCCATGCTGCTAGCCAAAAACGTGGCCGTCACCGGGGGGCGCCCAACCGTCATCGACATTGGCGGCTCAATCCTGCCTGCCTATGACCTCACCGTCACCATGCAAGCACAGACAAGCTAGGAGAACCCATGTACATCATCGTCAGCCCGCGCCTCGGTACGCCAGGCGACAAGTTTGAACCAGTAGAAGGCAGCAACATTGACGCCCTGTTGTCGGCGGGCCTCATATCCACCGACAAACCAAAAAAGTCGTCTAAAGTCAAAGCAGAACCTGAACAGGAGTAACACACATGAGTACCTCGGTTTATCTCTCATCGCCCGCGCTGGAAATCAACAACGTCGATCTCACGGATCAATGCACCGCCGCCAGCATCACCTACACCGTTGAGGCGCTGGAAAACACCGCATTCGGTTCGACCTCACGCACCTACACCGCAGGCCTCGCCAACAACAGCATCACCGTGACGCTGTACCAGTCGTACGCATCCAACGAGACCGAAGCGTCGATCTACGCGCTGGTCGGCACCACAACCACGTTGGAGCTATCGCCCACGGCCGCAGGTTTGACCACCCCAACGGCTGCATCGCCGAAGTACACGCTGACCGGCGCATACCTTGAGAGCCACACCCCGATCAACGCATCATTGGGAGAGCTCAGCACCATCGACCTCACCTTCACGGGTGGCACACTCACAAAGGCCACCAGCTAGTCATGTTCTCGCCAGCCCAATCGGGCGGCGCTGAAAACAAACCAAGCAAGCCCGCGCTGGCGGAGCCTTGCCCGACGAAAGGCAACTAATGCGCGTCAAACTCAAAGTCGACCTCAAAGACGGGCGCGAACCCCGCACAATGGTCACAAACATGCTTGCCATCGTTGAATGGGAAAAGACAGAAAACCGTCGATCCGCAGACGGCAAAGGCATCGGGTTTGTCGACATGTGCTGCTGGGCATACATCCTGTGCAAGCTTGCTGGCGACAAAGTGCCTGGCACGTGGCGTGAATGGGTTGCTGAACACCCCGACATGGAAATTACGCCGATCGAGGAAACCACCGACGAAACCCCTACCATCGCGGCACCTGGCGACGCTCCCTCGCTGAGGTCTTAGTAATGACGGGCTACTGGCCGCCGCAAGTGGAATTTGACACTCGAGACATGACCACCGTGTTCCACGTTCTTGAACTGCAACAGCAACAAGCAAAGCGGGGCCGCTAATGGCAACCGTTGAGGTGATTGGCGTCAAACAAATGTTGCAAGACCTCAGGCAGATTGACCCTGAGGCCCGCAAACAATTTGCCAAGGACGCTAAACAGATCGCCAGCCCAATCGTGCTTGAGGCACAAAGCCGTTACCCGGCGCAAGCCTTGTCAGGTATGCGGTATCGGTGGACGCAAAATGGGCGTCAACTGTTGCCGTGGGATCAGCGCAAGGCTCGACGCGGCGTACAGGTCAAAGTAGACGCGGGACGCAAAAAAGACGGCGTCGTAACCATCATTCAAAAAGACCCAGCCGCGTCAATCTATGACATTGCGGGCCGTGGCAACTCAAATCGCCTGGGTGACGCCTTGACCGCGTTCGCTGGCAACCCCTCGCGCGTCATGTGGCCATCAGCCGAAGCGCACATAACCGACGTACAAGACGAAATGACCAAAGCGCTTGAACAGGTCGCTGCCGAGATAAATCGTAGAATTGCAACCATATGAGTATTCGCATACCCATCATCAGCGAGTTCGACGACAAGGGTATTGCGCGCGCCAAAAAAGAATTCAACAGCCTTGAAACGACTTCGGAAAAGGTCGGCTATGGCATGGAAAAAGCGTTTGTGCCTGCAATCGCAGCCGCGGGCGCACTTGCTGCCGGGCTTGGCATGGCCGCCAAGGCAGCCGCCGAAGATGAGGCCGCACAGGCTGCACTTGCCGTACAGCTTCAAAACTCGACAGGTGCTGGGCAAGAACAAATCGCTGAAGTTGAAAAAGCAATTAGCGCAATGTCACGCCAGGCCGCGGTCGCTGACGACGTACTGCGCCCTGCGTTTGCTGCACTTGTGCGTGGCACTAAAGACATCAACGAAGCCCAATCCCAAATGTCGCTCGTGCTCGATATCAGCCGGGCAACATCCATTGACGCAACCACCGTCGCTGATGCGCTTGCCAAAGCCTACGAAGGCAACTTCAAAGCCCTACGATCGCTCACCCCCGAAATGGCGAACCTCATCCGTGAGGGTGCCGACATGGAAACCATCATCAGCGTGCTTGGCGGCACGTTCGGCGGAGCCAACAAAGCATTCACCGAAACGGCCGAGGGCGGCATGGCCAAAATGCAGATCGCATTCGCCGAAATGCAAGAAAGCATTGGCGCCGCCGTACTGCCATTGCTTGAGCGCCTAGTACCGATCATTACAAAGATGGCGCAGGCCGTCGAGGAAAACGCCGACGTGGTGATCATCCTTGCCGGGGTAATCGGCACACTTTCGGCTGCGATTATCGCGTACAACGTGGCGATTAAAACCGCAGCGTTTTTGCAGACCGCGTTCAACATCACATTGGCAGCCAACCCGATCGGCTTGGTCGTCGCCGCCATCGTGCTACTTGGTGCAGCTCTTGTCGCCGCATACGCCAAATTTGAAGGCTTCAGAAAAGTCGTAGACGCCGTGTTTAGCGCCGTCAAAGTCGGCGTCAAAGTCATGGTCGACTTTGTGTCCGGGTACCTGAACACGATGCTAAACGTGTGGACACGCATCATTAACACGATCGCCGACGTATGGAATTCGACCCTCGGCGGTCTGTCATTCGAGATCCCTGACTGGGTGCCAGGCATCGGCGGCAAAGGCTTCACCATTCCCGAAATGGGCAAGATCGGCGGCGGTGGCTCCAGCGCGTCCGTAGCGGCCGTAGGCGGCGACAAAAACCTTGGGGTACCTATTCCCTCGTCTACGGGGTCTGCGGTCGTTGTAGCGGCTCCTAGCGTGGCTGGCGGGGGCGGTGGCGGCGGGGGCGCATCCGTTCGACAAATCATGGAAGCCCCAAACATGCTTGGGGCAGGCATCGCTAGCAACCCGTTCACATCGAGCGCCCGCAACGCCATGCTGGAAAACATTACCGTCAACGTCAACGGCGGATTGGCGACCAGCGCCGAAATCGGGCAAGCCGTAGTTGACTCGATCCGCGCCTACAACCGATCAGCCGGCCCGGCGCGCATTGAGGTCAGCGGGTACGTCTGATGCCCGGCACAGCAATCGTCCAATCAGGCAACTACCTGCTTGAAATTGACGCAGGGTTTCAAATTGACGCGTTCACGCTTGACGACACAACTAAAGGCGTCTTGGACAACACGACGTATGTGCTGGACGGCACCACCCAGTTTGCTGACGTTACCGACGGCACCCTGAACATTGCGGTACGTCGAGGCCGCAAAGATCAGGGCGACCAGTTCAGCGCAGGCACCATGACGTTTACGCTCAATGACACGCTCGCCGACGGCATCTTCAACCCGTTTGACACGCAATCCCCGTACTATGACGCCAACGCCAATGTGCCTGGCCTGGCACCAATGCGCCGCGTACGCCTCGGCCGATACAACTCAAGCAACGTGCTTGAATATTTGATGAAAGGCTATGTGGTCAATTACGACTACAATTTCGCGTTAGGCGGCCTCAATACCGTCACGGTGTATTGCGCTGACGACTTCTACCTGTTGGCACAGACCTACATGGACACCTACAACGTGTCGACCGAAACATCAGGTCAACGCATAGAAAGCGTGTTGAACCTGCCCGAAGTCGATTACCCGACCGGGCCAACCGCCCGCAACATTTCCACAGGCACCGTCAATCTTGGCCATGACAGCACCTACACCGTCCCCGCCGGCACCAACGTGCTGGCCTACCTGAACCAAATCAACGGCACCGCCGAATTTGGCCGCCTGTTCGTATCGCGCGAGGGCGTGCTGACCTTTCAATCGAGGATCGGTGCAACGCTGAGCGGATCCGTCGCCGATTTCAAAGACAGCGGCACAGGCGTCAAATACGACAACGTCGGCATCACATTCGAGGCTGACAGCGTCGTCAACCGCGCCTACGTGCAAAACCTCAACGGATCTAACGCCACCGCCAGCGACAACACCTCGATCAGCACCTATTTCATCCAAACCGAAAGCATCACTAACAGCCTGCTTGAGAGCGCCGGGACACAGCTGGCTGACGCCGCCACCTACTTGCTCAACGGCGAACCCGAAGCCAGGTACACCGACGTCGCTACCAAATTCGCCATGCTGACCACCGCCCAACGCGACACGGTCGCCATCATCGACATTGGCGACACAATCACCATCGAAAAAACGTTCCCGACAGGCACCGGCACGACCAGCCTCGCCCAAGAACTATCAGTTGAAGGCATCGAGCATCTAATTGATTTCAACACAGGGCACCGCGTCAACCTGTACACAGCGGCTACCACAATTATCTACGAGTTGATATTGGACGACGCCACATATGGCGTCCTTGACGCCTTGAATGTTTTAGGATAGGAGACACCATGCCAAACACACAGACCAGCGTTCCAGCATTTACCGCCGGGCAGGTTTTGACCGCAGCTCAAATGACTGAGGTCAACACGGGTATTCCCGTGTTTGCAACCACCGTTACTCGTGACGCCGCTTTTGGTGGCACAGGCGAAAAGACGCTTGCCGAAGGCCAGTTTGCATACATCGAGGCGACCAACACAACCCAGTATTACGACGGATCGGCATGGCAACCTGTAGGCGTCACACCCGCTTTGGTGTTAGTGAAAACACAGACGATCGGCAGCGCAGTATCCAGCGTCCAAATTACCGACGCATTCAACAGCACTTATGACAACTACCGCGTGGTAGTAAGCGACGTTGATTATTCGACGGGCGGACAAACCACGAAAATGACTTTTGGGGCGACAGCAACCGGGTATTACGGATCTTGGTACTACGACAACTACGACGGGGCTGGCACAGGCACCTTACGAAGCAATAACGCTGCATTTTTCTACGCGTGTCAATCAGACACCGAAAACGGCGGAAATTTTGCAATGGATATTTTCAGCCCAAATTTGGCCAAACGGACAACTGTGTCAGGTCAAGGTTACGGCGGCGCGACCAGTTTTTGGTTTTCAGCAGCCGTATTCAACACGACGCAATACACCGCGTTCACCTTGACAACAGGCGGCGGAACAATGACCGGCGGAACCGTACGCGTATACGGTTACCAAAACAGTTAGGAAACACATGCCTTACATGATCCAAATTGACGATGTTGTGCGTGAAGCAACAGCAGAAGAAGCGGCACTTATTGAAGCGCAACGCGCACAAGCTGAAACGATTGAAACCAAAGCCGCAGCTCGAGCCGCCGTCCTTGCCAAGCTCGGTTTGACCGCCGACGAAGCCGCCGCACTACTCGGATGAGCCGATGGCTGTTGAGATTGTGGTGGCTGT